CGCGCTCGTTGCCATGGATCACGGCCAGCAACCACTGGCCAGCCTCATAGGCCGCCTCGTTCGCGGCGACGTTGTTGCGGAACACGGTGTCCTGGAAGGCCCGCATATTGGTCTTCATGCGGATCCCGACCGGGATGTGGCAGCCGCCGTTGACCGCGGCAAACTCCTGGCCAGGGCCGGGGGCCTGCGGGCGGATGGCGCGCTGATCGGGGGCGGCCAGCGTCGCCTTGGACGCCTGGTACTTCTCGATCAGCTTGGCTTGCTCGATGAGGCTGTCAACCTCAGCGTTGAGCCCCGCCATGGCGCGCTGCTCTTCCAGCGTCAGGTGGCGGTTCTCGGAGTTGGCCAGGACCAGCATGGCCTGAACCTTGTCGGACACGCGGCCGGCGGCCGCCCGCAATTCGGCCGGATTGGTCGCGGCCGTCTTAGCGGTCTGTTCAGTCGTTTCGTCGGGCATTGGGTCTTTCCTTGTTTTGGGGGTGATAGGCGGGACAGCTTCTTTTGCGGCGTTCATGGACCGGAGCGCAACGGCCGTGTCATCATAGGCCGGGAACGTAACCGGCCCCACGTCCACGATTTCGCCGATGCTGGTGATGGTGCGGACGCGGTAGTCGGCTGACCACCGGTCCTTGACCTTACGAAAACCGAAACTCATGCCCTTGAGATCGCCGCGTTCAGTTGACTCGGCAACCCTTCGGCCGATGTCGCTCTTTGGCAGCAGGCAGTCAATGGCCAGTCCTCGTTGATCCTCCTGTATTTTGAGTGTGCCGGCCGATTCACGGCCAAGCAGGTTGGACGGATCGTGGTTGAACACACATACGGCATCGCGCTTCGTGTCGGCCATGGCTTCGCGGCAGGCGCCGGCCTCGATAACCTCGGTGAAGTCGCCCATCTGGCGCGACTCCGAGCCGTATACGGCCGTGTGCCCTACCAGGTGGCGCTCGTCAGCGGCAGCCGTGACCAGCCGCAGTTCGGCGGCCGGAAGGAAGCGGCGTTCAACGCCGGCGGCGGCGTCAGCGGCGCGCTGCTGGTCTGCATTCGTATTGGCGGTGTCAGGCATTGACTTCCTCCTTCTTGGCGGGCGGCTGGGCCTTGCCGTTCTTCGGTTCCTTGATGCCGGGCTCATAACCGCCGATCAACAGGCGTGACGGTGGCGCGGCCGGCGGCGGCGGGTCTTCCACGGCCTGTAGGTTCAGCGGGCGATAGTGCTTGTCGCCGTCCGGCCCCAGGCTCGGCATATCCTCCAGCGCCCGAATCTCATTCGGGCTCAAGGCCGCTACCTCGAACATGGCCTTGTACAGCGCCGCGCGGTCGGCCGACTTGCCGCGCAACATCGCTTCCACGCTGAACTTGACGTAAAACTTGGCCTGCTCACCGGGCAGGAACAGCTTGCAGTTGGCCTCCTGCTCGAAGTTGGTGAAGTGCGGCTGCAAGCAGTCGCCGACGTATTCGCGGTCCAGTTCTTCCACGTTTGAGAACGTCGCGCGGCTGAGGTCTTGCAGCTTGTGCGGCGGCAAGTGGAAGATGCGGCAGATGTCCTGGACGGTGAAGGTCCGCGACTCGATCAGTTGCGCGTCTTCCGGCGGGATGGACCACTGTTCGACCTTGGCGCCCTGCTCCGCCAGCAACATGCGGCCGGTATTTTTGGCGCCGGCGTTGTACTGCTCAAGCTGCCCACGCAGCCGGTTGAACGCCTCGGGCGTTAGCTGGTTTGGCACACTGAAGACACCGCACGGACGCATTCCAAGATCAAAGAAAGACTTGCCAGCCTCTTCCGCCGACAGGCCCATGCCGATCATGGTACGGAACAGCGCCACGGGCGATAGCCCCATCATGCCGTCACCGATCATGCGCAGGTGGAACATGCGCTCCAGGGCCAGGCGCGTCGGCGGCTGGTTAGGTGGCCGGATCTCGTAGAAGTACTCGTCCGTCGCCGCATTGACCAGCACCCGCACGTACTGCGGCGGGATCACGTGCAACGCCGCCGGGCGACCGTCACCGCGCATCTGGATTTCGGCGTAGGCGTTGCCCCAGCGCAGTAGGTAGCCGACCATCGTTTGCTTGAAGATGTACGGCGTCTGGTACTGATTCGGCTGGTCATGCAGCAGCCATTGCACCGGATGCGACGGTGCGCGCTCGAAATCACGCCCCTTGTTTTGGTACACGTGGATCGGCAGCTTGGCGATGTCGCTGGCAATGCGGTCAACTGCGGCGTAAAACGCGGCGTACTTCATCGCCGTGTCCTCGGTCACGATGCCGGTAAAGCCGTTCAAGTCGGCGTCGTGCCACCAGTGATGCTCCTGGCGCCGCAGTAGCTCGTCGGTCGAGCCGCGCTGGAAGTACTTCGCGAACGTCGGGAATGACCGCGTGAACCAGTTTGTCATAGTGTCCTCAGCCCCACAGTCTCAAATACGTCTTCCGGTACTGGCACCGCGGACTGAGCCGTGGCGCGGCCTATGGCCATGATTGCCGCAACGATGCCGTCAATCCTGGCGCTACTCTTTTCCTTGTCGCACTTGATGTTGCCTGCCGGGTCAGAGCGAATCACCGAGTTACCGGCCATCCAGCGCAGGACGGGGTTGCCGCCATGCCGCAGGGTGCCGGCCATAACGCGGCGCTCGAACTCCTTGCAAGGCCCGCTCATGCTGGCAAACCCCTGCCGGAACTCGACTACCTTGATCCCGTCTATCTCGGTCAACTGTGTGGCTACCTGCGTGGCGTTCCACGGGTCGGTGCCGATGTCTTGCAGCTTGAACTCGGTGGCCAGTTGCTTCACGCGGTCGCGCACGTATCCGTAGTCAATGACGTTGCCGGGCGTCAGTTCGACCAGCCCCTGGTCCGCCCACATCGTATACGGCACACGATCAGTCTTCTCGTGCCACCGGGCGCGATCTTCCGGCAGCCAGAACCACGACCGTATCGCAATCAGATCGTCAACGAGCCACGCCAGCGCCAGCGACGTTACGTCCGTGGTGGTGCTCAGGTCCAGGCCACCCCAGCACGGCAGCGGGGCGAGAACGGCGTCGTCAACGGAGCCGGCCGACTTGTCCCACTGCTTCAACTCAAACCACAACTGGCTCACGTTCGTCTTCTGGTTAAGTTCCAGGCGGCGGAACGTGTTCTGGAAGCTGGGCTCGTCCTTGGCCTTCTGCGCCTCATGCCGCATGTACTCGACCTTCTTGGCCACGCCGAGCGACGGGTTGACGCGCCACCACACCTTTTCGTCCTCCCAGTCCTCGTCCTTGCCGGCCTCGTAAATCACCGGCAGGAAGCTGGCGTCCTTGATAAGGCCGTCGCGCACCTTCACGGCATAGGCGTGTTTCTCGTTGCAGATGCTGGGCCGGTCCCAGTCCGCGGTGGTGATGTAGATCACCAGCGGTTGCCGGCGGCTTGACGTACCGGCTACCAGCACATCCAGTAGCTCGCGATTCGGCTGGGTGTGTACCTCGTCAATGACGACGAAGCTGGAATTGTAGCCGTGCTTTCCGGCGGCGTCCGCGCTCAGAACGCGGGCAAAGTTGACGCCGTTCGATTCGATGCAGCGGCTGGTGCGGAATACCTTGGCCTTGCCCGCCGCCATGAGCCCAGGGTTCCGCTGCAACATGCCGGCCGCATGGCGGAAGACGATGTTGGCCTGCTCCTTGTCGGCCGCCGCGCAGTACGCCTGGACGCCGGGCTCGCCGTCGCACAGCAGCATGTAGTCCAACAGACCGCCACACAGGGGCGACTTCCCGTTCTTTTTGGGCACGTAAATCAGCGTCTCGCGGTAGCGCCGCAGGCCCTGCTGCGGGCCGTTGGCGTACACCCAGCCAAACAGACAGCCAACAGTCGCCTGCTGCCACGGCAGCAACTGGAAGAAGTTGCCGGCGCACTCGCCCTCGATCATCACCAGTTGCGTCTCGAAGAAGTCACAGACCCGATCAGCCAGTGCCGGCTCAAACTTGAACCCCTCGGCATCGCGGTTGCAGTCATACCCCGGAATCATCTTCAGCAGCGCCGGCCAGTCGCGCTTGGTGCGTTGCGGCCGCGCCTTCGCGCGCGTGGTTTTCGCCACTACCGCCCTGGCGGTGGCGACCAGGCCCTCTGGCGACATGTCGGCATCAGTCATTGGCAGCAGCCCCGCCAAATTTGACGAAGTCTTCCGGCTTCAACTCGCCCTCGTCCGCCGGCGGCAAAACCTTGACGAACGACCGGCTCGCCGGAGTCATGCCAAACTCCGCCAGCCAGTGGTGCAGTTCCTTCAGCGCCGAAAACATGATGGCGGTTCTGGGGTTGGCCGATTCGTCGCCCTTGGCGTCTTCTACCACCAGTTTCCCGCCCACCAGCAACCCTTCAGACGCCTCCATGAAGATGGCGTAGCACGTCACGTAGGCGATCAGTGCCGTCCGGTCAACGTTGCGCAGGACGCCGGCGCGCTCCAACTGCGGGACAATCGCGTCCCACTCGGTCTGCGCGTCGTCAGATAAATGTAGTGGCGGCTGGGGTAGGTCCGCATCGTACTTGGGTTCTGTGGCCTCGCGCGCAGCCGCCAATTTGCTTCCCCGCAACTTCAGCAGCGGCGTCGGTGTCCGGGTCCGGCTCGGGCCGCGCTCTTGGTGTTGCTTCGCCATCCTACCTGTCCCCCATAGTGCGCCGGGTCTCCCGGC